AATATACCTGATACCCATTATTATTTAGAGAATCTGTACCAGTTATAAAACCGCTTGGATTTGCATTTGGATAATAATTTTCAGTTACCGTACCACTTAGAGAACTAATTAAGGACGATAAAGTAGATCCTGTAGTAGCCAAATTTGTTACCGTTGCATCGTAACCACTCAATCCGGTTAGTTGAGAGTATGTTGCATAAATACTAGTAACCGTACCGCTTAAAGAATTAATAGAAGATATTAGTGCTAATCCGGTTGAGGACAAGTCACCAGTTGTTACATAGCCGCTTGGGTTGCTAGACCCATAAAAAGCACCTGTCTGTCCAGTTGTAACAAATATTACATTTAAACCTTGAAGTGCATTTTCAATAAAACCGGTTAACTGTCCACTAACAGTAATTGGCAAGAAAAAACCACTACCATATTGACCAACTAGGTCGGCAATATTAGGATCTAACTGATTCTTTTTAATTAAGCTAATTGGCATTTAATTATTCCTCGTTAATTTGACTATGCATTAATAGTATGGCTGTTTTTGTATCTACACCATGACGTTCCGAAATTTCCTGAATCTCAGACAGGTTTTCACTAATTTTAACTGGTTGGTTAATATATGTAGCGATACTTTCGAGCCATTTTTCCGGCTTTTCATTGATAGCTATAGTTTCAGCAATTTCTCTGACGATCTCTTTCTGCTCTTTTGCTAGTTTCTTTTTATTAAATTTTTCTTTTAGATAGTTTTCAATACTACCTTCAAGTAAATCAAATCTAGCTAAATTATTTGCGACATCTTGTGCGCTAATTTTATTTCCAATTTTTCCTACATTATTAACAGATTTCGGAGTTCCACTACCCGGCGGTCTTCCGGTCATTCCCCCACCACCTGTAGTTTTTTGTTGAATCGGCTGCTTCTGCTTATCTTTCTCGTTTTCAGTCGGCGGTACAACTAGATTAGGATTATTAAGTAATGGCTGATATAGCCCATCCTCATGATATTGATGAAGTTTTTTCTGATTTTCAATACTCTCTTCGGGTAATGGTAACCTTCCAGTTTCAAGTGCGGTAATACCTTCTTCTGGCGTTAATACGCCAATCTCCAATAGTCTTGAATATATCCTAGCTAGGTTAGGATCGTCTCTAAAATCAGCCTGTTTGAATCTTGGCTGGGGAATTGACTTAAATCCTAATTGCTCTCCAATATATTTCATTTCTGGTAACAGAAAATCATTAAAGAAGACCTCCCTAGCATGCTTTAGTCTCGCCAAAAACATTTCAACCTTAGTGGAAGAGTTTGCATACTTTTCGTCTCCAACTAGAATATTATTTAAACCATTCTTAATATCTTCATTGACAATCTGGTATTTTTTTGGATCAAGAATTTTATCAATTTCTGGGATAATAAACTTTGCTTGAGTTGTGTAGTCTGTAACTAAAATACGGCCCACACTTTCATTCATGAAAATATTCTTTAAATTATTTATCTGTTTTGCTGTCGGCATCCCAATCTCATCATTGCCCATTGTGACTAATAATATAGCCTGCTGAACTGTACGGCTTATAGCCATATCAATATTTTTTAATTCTTGCTTCCAGTTAATATCTTGTAAAACTGGAAAGCCCATAGGAACACCAAATGGCTCGTATGGTTGTTTCTTGTAGAAAATAGCCTTAACACGATCTGGGTCTAAATAGAAAACCAAGTATGTCTGTGATTGTGCTGTTTTTACAGTTTCTTGAAGTTGTCCAAACTCTTGGATTCTCTTGGCTAGATCTTTTTCTTCATCGGTTTTTGGGTTTGTCAAGACCTGCATTTCAAAGTCATTAAGAACCTTAACATATCTAGGAGAAATAAAAGAAGCCGAACCAATCGATTGAATATCCGCTGGATTTAATATAATATATCTAATCGGAACCTCTCTATTACCAGCGGCCGTTACAACATCTGTAATAGCTGCCATATCTTCTCTTTTAAAAATAGCGTTTAATTTATAAACAAATACATTCCCACTTCTATAATACTCGCGATAGAATTCGTCTTGCAATCTCCATAGATTAACTCTATTAGCCCATGCTTCAAAAAATTTTCTAGACTGAGCATTTCCACCTGTAAAATAAATTGGTGAGCAGCTAAACTCAGTCATTAGGTCAATAGTATTACGAAATACAGAAAAATTATAATAACATTTCTGACAAAGAATAATTGCATCCCTAATTGAGATATTTGAAGTATATTTACCCCTAGATGCACTATAAATAAAAGGAACTACACCACCTTCAATATTCGAATACCTCTCTGCTCTCGTAATAGTAGTGGCCCTATTTCTACGCGCCGGTGCACCATATCCACCATAGTCCAACGCGTCATCGTCATAAGCATCCGCGCCGCCCATATAAGCGCCAGCAACAACTTGCGTCTGTGAATCAAGTTTAACCGATCCTTCAATAACACTAGGTGTAGCAAAAGAGGTGTTCTTTTTCTTCTCCTTTGTTACCTTTGCCTTTGCCTCTGAACCTTCCTGACTTTTACCTTTTTGTGTCATATGATATTATAAATCTTAATTACACTTAAATCTGTTTTAAATCAACACGGCAACAAATTCTGTGTTTTTTTTCTTAAAATTATCTGGAGCCATAATATCAAAATAACACTTAACAGCCCAATTACCTAACATTAAAGTTGTATAATTATCTTTTCTAGCGCGATTTACGCTAGTAGATTTCCTTAAATGTGATGGCAAGTCAAAACTCTGCGTTCCTCTAGAAGTGCTAGTTACCTCAACATTAGCACATTGATCTTTTGTATCTTTAATAATAAAATCCTGCTGTTCTATAAAATCACGAACCGTCAGTTTTTTAGTCTCATATTCATTGTCTGCCCTATCACCTATCCCTTTTGGGTAAACATAGTCCATAGGTAAATTCATTGTGAACATATTCTCAAGAATATCTGGATGGTTACTAGCTCTAGATGCAAACCATATCTTTTTATGGTCGATACAAGTCTGTAAATACGAATTAGCCCTGCCCAAGAATGCAGAAGTAAAATACTGTTTAATACAAATAGTTCCCAAATCAGTATTGTATTGTTTTGCGCACTCTTTTAGCATATTCATATAGTCCTCATTCTCCTTGTCGGAGTCAAAGTCAATAAAACCTATCTTTTTATTCATACCTTTAAAAAACTCAGAGTTATTAACTGCATCCATAAAAGTATCAGCACCAGCATGGTCAATAATCATAAATGCAATATTAAAATTTTTAAATAGATAATACATATATTTAATATGATCCTGTAATGAAGACCCCGCTACCTGATAGCCATGTACAAGTACCCCCTGTTTCTTTTCTTCGTCAAGCTCAATCAAACTCATAGCAAAATAATCAGCACTACGAGATGATGAAAAGTTTGGATCAACTGCTAATATATATTTCTTTCCCTCTTCTCCCACTATTTTAGTAGTTGGATACTCTCCATCTGGAATTGTACATAGGTGCATTTTCTTTGGCGAGAAATAACTATCCCCACCATCAATAAATCTAGCCGCATACTCACGAAGGAATGAGTTATGAGAACTTCCACCATTTTTAGCTAGCTGAATTGCTGCCTGATCAACCATATGGTTAGGAAGCGCCTCATAACCTAATTGTGATATAAAGTAGGTTCCGGGCAATTCGCCTTCTTTTGATTCCTGATCTTCCGGATGTTCAATTAAGTGCGCCCATTGTTGATGTACTTGAAATAAATGTTCAAATGTATAACTAGCAGAGCTCAATGCTAACATCTGAGATGTGTTTTCAAATATCTGCCTATCATCGGGATGTAACATGCCCTTTTTAATTAGTTCTTCTTCAAGTCTTCTAGTTCTAATACGCTCACTAACATCTCTAGGGGAACTCAAGAATGGCATCAAAACATTATCAATAATATCTGGTGGTAATAGCAAAAACTCGTCAAGAATCAGTACGTTAGCACGGATACCACGAATCTTTTCTCCAGTTAGCGGGATGGCAGTAATACTACCCCCATTAATAAGCCATTCATACTGATCATTACGTTTCATCTTATCGCCAAAGCATTGTCTAAATAACGATGCCTCTGGACTAGCTAAAAACTTTTCAATCTCATTAAACATTCTTCTCGCAGTACGAAAGTTAATAGATGCAATAAGTATCTTTGTACCTGGCTCAAATATACATTTCAATATGCAATATATAGCGGCACAAAAACTCTTTGCACAACCACGGCCCCATACTAACATGCAATAATTTCTATTAAAGAAAGATTTAATAGTGAGTTCCTGATAAGATTCTAATGTTACACCAAGCCCAAGCTCTGTACTAAATCCTATATTATTTCTTAAAAATTTTGCAAGAGTTACTCTGGCCTCCGCATCTGAAAGCTCCCCTTTTAGTTCTAATAATTCCTTATTAACATCGGTAATTATTTTACTATTTTGTGCGCCAACTATTAAAGCCATGAGAATCCCTCCTGTTCAAATAAATACTCTAAATCTGTAGTTCTAGCCACATCATCCATCTCTAATATAAATAAAGTTTTCTTTGCTGCTTCTGCCTTTCCATTTGCAAATACAAATTGTATATTATTATACTCTCTACATAGTTGCCTCATGTGATGCATGATATATTCTCCCGTACACATTCCAAATTTTCTTTTTGCATATAAGGCAGTTTTTAGTTGACACTCCGTAACTACTACTATATAAATACCCGCCTCAGCAGCCCTTTCTATTTCTCTTTTAAATCTATCAAATCCAGTACTTAGTGTCGAATAAAAATCTCCCAAGCTTTTTCTTTCCACTACAACCTTACTATCTATAGATTTGGCATAGTCGCCACATTCTAGTTTAGATGAAATTATATTTAAACCTTTAAACTTTAATGGTTGCTGTTCTCTCGTGTCAATTACTATTTCTTTATGGTTATATTTACTAAAACTATCATGAGTATATATGTTATTATAATTAAAATTGCTTTTTAATTCTAGAGATTCGCATATTTTATCAAAACTTTGCCCACAACAGTAAATAAATGTATCTGCTTTTGGTAGACATGATATTGTTTTTAGTTCCGCTTGCGATGGGGCAACTGTTAATCCTTTTATCCAGCAATATGTTTTAAGTTTATTTTTTAAATATTCACAGGCAGTTTCCCTGTCTACCGACTGCAGCCACTGCTTCATATTCCTCTTATCTATAAAGTCAGTAAGAAAGTATTGCTCTATTGATTTATACTTTATTAAATCTCCAGTATGAAGATCTTTCTTGTTAAAATTTAATACAAAATATTTATCAACTGGTTGCCTATGTGACTTAATATGACTCAAGATTTGCTGCTGCGAATTAAATTGCGAGCGGCAAATTTTGCATCTTAAATATTTATCATATTCTTCCATTATCCATTTACCATTTCATCGGTATTAATACCACGAATAACTGCTTTAAGTTCGTCCATTGACGACAATCTCTTCGCCTCTTCGTGTAGATTTTTCTTTTGCGCTTCTGCAAGTATTAATATGCCCTTTCTTCGTTCTTCGTCTTTCCACGCCTGAACCAAATTAAGGATACTAGCATTCTCTTCTTGCCT